ATAAGCAGCAGCAGCAGCATAAGCAGCATAAGCAGCATAAGCATAAGCATCAGCATAAGCAGCAGCAGCATAAGCAGCATAAGCAGCATAAGCATAAGCATCAGCATAAGCAGCAGCAGCAGCATTACTTCGTTTTTCTAACAACTCATTTCTAGTTATCTTTCCGTCCTGAAAATCTTTCGTTGCTTGAATACACTCGCGGACTCGTAAATCGTTTGGGTATTTCTTTTCGTAAATCGGTAGAACTTGTTCAGCGCAATGGATTGCAAGTGATACTTTTTGATTGAGAGTCAGATCACATTTCCTTGTAAGAAACCAAGTAAAATCTTTAATTGGTAACCCGTTGAAAAGAGTTTTTAGATTGATGTTTTTTTGATTGATGAACTTCAGGGATTCCACTTCATCCGGCTCATAGCATCCTCGATTGTCAAGGATATATTCTTTTGTAAAATTCTTTTTCATTTTTATTTGGTGTTTTTGATTTGCACAAATATACTGCAATATTTCATATAAACAAATTCTACCTATAAATTCCATCATATTTTCCCTCGCTCGCGACAAAGTAACACATTGCGTTCATTGCGTGGTCGTCCTTCTTGCGTGGCTTGCCTGTTGGAACGCCTTTGCTATCTGTATCCCAAATATACCCATGAAGTTCGTTGATGATATTAATCGAACGCTTGGTAACGTAGAACGGTTTGTTGTTCAAAATCTTCACGGCGTAGTTGATGAGGTCGGTCTTGCCGTCACAGGGATGAATATTTACACCCAACTTCTTGATCTCTGAAATAGATTTGGGCTCTGCATTGTCAGCATACCACAACTCCCGATCCTTGCCGTCAACTATAATCATTTCAGCCATGTCTTGGTTGCTTAACTTGGTTTCGTATATCAGTTCATCGAACACGTAATGATCATTCCATTTGTACACCAAGATACCAGCCGCAGGATTAACGAATCCAAAGTCGATACCGCCGCCTAACAGCTTGGCTTCGGATGGGAATTCTTCTATTGTCTCCCAATTCTCAAACACAGCTCCGTCTAAGATACCAATCTCACCTAATCCATACACCCGCCACTTATTCGCCCAGTACTTGCTGACGGGTTCGGGGTAGTCTGAGGGTTGAATAGATGGATTCCATTTGATGCCGTAGCCCTTTTCAAAGTAAAGCAGTATCTCATCGATCTCGCCCTGGTCCAGATATTCATTATCTTGAAAGGTCAGATTCAGATAGTCACAATCAGCACGGGGCATCACTTCATCATGCACCCAGAACTTTGCATTCGGGTTAAAGTCAATGTAAATGTGTTTGAACCGGCTGGCAATCTCTCGGTATGTTTCAAAATTAACCTTATCGCCTTCGTTTAAATAAAACACGTCACCCCTAAATCCCTTACCTATATCGTCCTTGTCCAAACCAACAAACTTCACAAACGATCCGTTAGGGAATCGGTACAAAGTTCCGGCAACGAAATTGGATTCGGAGTAAATGCCAAATGACTTCATGACTTTGACGAAATCTTTGATAACAGTTAACCGCATCTTGGTTAACTCAGCCGATGCAATGATGGCTTCTTTGTTTGCATTGCCTGAAAGGTGGTTGATTATCACTATCAGAATCCCGATAGTCTTACCCGCTCCCTGACCGCCTTGTATAACACGTATCTTCTTTTTTAGCTTTGCTATCTTACGAAGGGCGGTGGTTGGATTCATTACTCAAAGGTATAAAAAAGCTAATCCCCCACCAAGTAAATGATGAGGGATTCCTTTTATCCGTATTGCCTGTATGTCGTCGGCTTTGGTTGTTGCGGGTATCGGAGTCGAACCGATTATTGAAAGGTTATGAGGCTTTCGTGGTTTTCCGTTCCACTCACCCGCATTGCAAATATATAAAATATTTCATTCGTGAAATTTAATTTTACAACTAATTGAAATTTAAACAAATGACTTAATTAAAAATATTTCACTCACGAAATACCAGATACAAAAAGCCTCCCAACAAATCAATGCGGGAGGCTTTAAGTGTTTAACTACAGATCAAGGTAGAGGGCTCAAATGTAATAATTATTATGAATCTGCCAACGGATCGATGTTAATTACTTTCACGTTATGGTTGCCTGTTACCTCGGCTTTATCAACCAGACCATTTAATCGTGCCGTGAGGTTGGAATTGTAGTCGCCTGTAAGCGCACCGTCCACTTGCTCTGACTGAATTATATCCTTAATGCGTGTGATGATTTCCTTAAACTCATCGTACCGCCCATCAGGGTTGTCGAAGTAATTATGAATGTCCGCATAGTGTTCATAACACCATGATTTAAAGCCAACTACGGTTAATGGCCTCTTGATTTCCTTGTAAACCATATTACCATCCTTACCTACAAAGTCCTGTCTCAGGCGTGGGTTAGCTTCGATGTGCGCTCGGTATAACTGAAACGCTTTCCAAACCTCGTCGGGAGTCTTGTACCCTTTTGGTCTGCCGTCCTGCTTACGCTTTGCTGGTGCTGTTGGTCCCCGTCTCTTTTTCGCTGCTGGTTTCTTTGCCATCTTTCGCCTCCAATTCTTTTAGTTCGTTGATCATTTTCTCCTGCGCTGCTTTGAGTTTTTTCTCTTGACGTTTGTGGTGAAGGTGTAACGACAACCTCAATCGTAACCTCAGAATGAAATTCCAGATAGTTTTTTTTGAAAACACCTGATCGAGTACGGCACTATGAACGATACCTCTAACCATCGGGTTACTCATTGCATCCTGAATTGCAGCCTTGCACAACTTAGGGTGTGCGTGCACCTTGGTTGTGTAAACGCCTTGCGGAGTAACAAGAAAGTCAATCATTTTGCGGTTGCCGTATTCGTCGAGAATAACGCCGGGCATTCCGGCATAGTAACCACCGGCGTTCATGTGACCAGCATCAGCACGCCTTTTGTATGAGGGCTTGGCCGCTCCTTTTGAAACGGGCTTGCCCTTGCGCTTAACGGATCTGTTATTACTTGCCATTGAAGTACTCAATTAGTTCATCTTTCTTTGGTGTCTTGCGTCCTTTAAGTAGCGCCTCTTTTTCTTCTGCGCTTGCTTCGTCATTGAACCGGGTTAGCAATTCTTTGTATCTTGGCTCAGGCGCTTCGCTTTTTGGTGCTGCTGGATCAGTGGTTTTTGTTTCCTCCGGTTTCAAAGGTGTCAACGGTTGAAACTTCGCAGCAACCGATTTGCGTTGAACGTCACCGCCTTGTTTGTCGTAAAGAGCAAACCAATTTTTGATGATCTTGTTTGCTTCCAAGATACAACCGGAACAAGAGTTGTCAAACTTTGATGCGGCTTTGCCCTGCGCTACTTTGATTTCATTGTACGCCTGTTTAACAACCTCAAAGTTTTGTCCGGCGTGCTGGACGTTCTTTTCAATATCGGTTCTTAGTTCAAGGATTCTCTTTTGAACTGTCAAGGGAAAATAGGTTTTCCCGTCTAAAAATTTTTTGTTCATTTTGATTTGTGTTTATGGTTTAAAAGATTGGTAGCCTAGCAAGTAGTCGAGCAGTCGGCTAATGATTAAATTTGATGCGATTAAAAGTAGTGCCGTTGAATGGTCATTCGTTACGCAAAAATAAACGATTGCGTTCACAACCCCAATCCAGAACGACGTGCAGAAATAACAGCCGATCCATTGCCAGAAGAAAGGCAGTTCGTGTTTAGGTGTCCACTTCTGGAAGCCGAGCCATTTCAAAATGATGTGATGAGGCTTGACCCAATCAAACCAGATCAACACCTGAAAGGTCACTAATATTTGAAGCGTGGTAATCGTCATATAATTTCTGCTTTGCTAATTTCTTGTAGGTGTAATACTGCCGATCTGATATTCCGATCATGGTAATAACTGCCTTATTGTTATTGCAATTCAAGGCCAAGGTAAGAATATTTTTTAAGAATAGTAGATCTTCGTCGTCGGTTGGGGTGTTGAGCCACTCGTCTATGAATGCTTTGCCAGGGGAATCAGTCGGGTCATTGATAAAAATCATGTCCGATTCTTTGGTGGTCTTGATTTGTTGTGTCGGCTTTGTCTGCCTGTGCCATTCAATAACCTGATTCTTCAATGCCCGAAGAAAATAACGCTTGGGATCTTCTGGTAAGAATGTAGTGTCTTGAATTTCCCGCTCCCGAATCTTTAGCCAGACCACGTTGAAAAGTTCGTCAGGGTCTTGCGGGTAGATGTTGCGTGCAGCTTGTTTGCACAGTTCAGATTCCGCAATGATTTGGCTTGCTGTCATTGGTTCAAATGTAGGAAATTATTTTGTGCGGTGATTTCGTGAATTATTTTTAGCTTGGAAACCGTTGATGTTATTGACTTGTTAAATTACTAACATCTTTTTTGAAAGAATTTCGCTATGAAATATTGCATACATGAAAAGTTGCAGTACATTTGTTAAACCAACAAAACAGTTATGAGCAAAAAAATCTGCACCAAACATCTGACCAAAGCACTTGCATTGGCGGGTAAGTTCCGGGCAACTATGGAAAAGGTTGACAGGCCGGAAAAAGTATTTACACTTAAAGCGAAATTCTGATGGAAAAGCAAGAACGATTGAACGCATTCCTGACTTCGTGCCACAACAGAATGACAAGCGCATCAACTATACTTGACGAGGTTGATAAGATTCTGATCGAGCAGTTCAACAAACTTGAACACGCAAAAGATGCACAGGCAGAATTGATCAAAGCGTATGACGAAAAGATCACCGGACTTGAATCAGACATTGAAAATTTAAAACGACAAATCAAATAGCATGGACATTAAAAAAGTAATTCAAGACAGCGGCCTGAGCATCCGCAAATTTGCGGCCAGCATTTACGTACATGAACGAACCGTTTACAATTGGCTTGCCGGTTCAAAAATTCCCAAACAAAAAGTTAACCAAATCAACGACAAATATGGAGCGAGAAAATTACCTACTACACAGGGCGAGGTTGATACTGATTGAACTGGAAGAAGAATATAGAAGGGTGAATGATGTCCGGACAAACCACCACATCAACCCCGAAAAAGATTTCTTCTTAAACGTCATTAAATCCCGAATGATTGAAGTAGAGTCCGGCATCAAAATTTTAGAAAACATTCCATAACCTATATGAAATAATTCATATATTTGCAATTCAAAAACACCAACCAATTTATGAAAATCCAAGTAAAAAATTTAACCCTTGTAAACTTCAAGGGCATTCGCAACAGATCAATCGATCTTAATCCAGAAGGTCAATCCTTCATCTTTGGCAACAATGCAACCGGCAAGACAACGATCTTTGATGCGTTCACGTGGTTACTATTCGGCAAGGACTCGCAAGGACGATCAGATTTTGAAGTCAAAACAATTGACGTTGACGGCACAGTCATTGCACAGATTGAGCATGAAGTTACCGGAACGATTATCGTTGACGGAAAAGAGTCAATTATTAAACGAGTGTTGCGCGAAAAGTGGGTAAAGAAACGCGGATCTGAATCAACCGAGTTTGAAGGAAATGAAACCCTGCTATTCGTTAATGACGTTCCAAAAAAAGCGGGTGAGTTTAAAGATTTCGTTTCGTCGCTTATCAATGAGCAACTATTCAAACTAATCACTTCACCAACCGCTTTTAATTCTTTGCCTTGGCAAGAACGCAGAACGATTCTAACAAGTATTTGCGGAGGAGTGAGCAACGATTCAATTGTTGCTTCGCTTGATGCAACACCGGAACAAAAACAACAGTTACTTAATCTTCTGGCCAGCGGTCAGGAACTTGTCGAGTACAAGAAATCAATCGCTGCCCGTATCAAGAAATTCAAGGACGAACTCAAAGCAATCCCTACCCGCATTGATGAGGTCGAGAGATCGAAGCCTGAGTTGACAGAAACCGACTTGACAAAAATTGTCAAACAGATTGAGGCCCTGACCGCAGAACTTTCTGACATCGATTCTAAAATTATCGACAAGTCAAAAGCGTTCGACGGTGAAGTTGAAAAGATCAACACCAGAAAAAAGGAATTGGTTGCGCTTCAAACGAATATCAGCAATCGGACATTGGTTCTTAAATCAGAAGTTGAAAAGGAAATCTCTGAGCGCAATCAGTTACCAAACAAATTGAAAGCTGAACTATCAACCATCGTGAACAACATCGCAGACACGCAACGAGAGATTGACAACACGGCTAACCGAATTGAGTTGTTAGTTGCGGACGGAAACAAGATCAACGAAGAAATTTTAGCCAAGCGCAAAGAATGGACTGAGGTAAATGCTAAGAAATTCGTTGTTGATGAATTAGATTTTTGCTGCCCTGTTTGTAAACGAGCGTTTGAAAACGAAGCTGTTTCAAAAAAGAAAACAGAATTAGAAGCGAACTTCAACACATCAAAGGCCAACCAACTTGAATCAATCAACACTCAAGGCGCTGCGCTCAAAAAGAAATTGGATTCGATTGCTATTGAGGTCAAAATAAACAATGAGCAGCTGGAGGTAATGACTAAATCAATGTCAACGCTTCTGGATCAGAGAGCCGGTAAGCAAATTGAAATCGATATAATCAAACCAGACACCGAAACCGTTGAGTCCCTCACACAGGCAAAGATCAGCCAAGACCTTGAGCTAATCAACCTGAAAGATCAGGCCAACGACATTGAAAAAGTAATCCACATAATGACGGGGTCACTCGGTCAGACAGACACAACAGAACTTCAAACAGAAAAAGCCACAATCAAATCAAAGATTGACGAACTTAAGACTATTCAATCACAGATCGAAGTTGTTGCCAAAGCAAACGACCGTATCAATGAACTGAAAGCCTTAGAAAAATCCCTTGCACACGAACAGGCGCAAATCGAACGAGAAGAATTTCTGATCAGCAAATTCAACAAATCATTGATCGAAGGCATCGAATCAAAAGTAAATGCCATGTTTGAAATTGCCAACTTCAAAATGTTCGAACAGCAAATAAACGGCGGTGAAACTGAGACTTGCATCTGCACAGTGAAGGGCGTACCGTACAATGACCTCAACAACGCTATGAAGATTCAGGCGGGGCTTGATATTATTAAAACGCTTTCAGGTTTCTACAAGGTGAGCGCTCCAATCTTCATCGATAACCGTGAGAGCGTTGTTGATATTGGCGAGCAGACGGCGCAGATAATTAATCTGGTTGTTTCGGAACAGGATAAAGAACTTAGAATTGTATGAACTGCTCAGTAAACCGTTGCGCTAAGCCCGTCAAGAGTAAAGGCAAGTGTCGCAAGCACCATCTTTTGGAGTGGAGGCAAGCGAACCCGATCAAGTACGCTTATCAAACGCTGAAGGATAACGCAAAGCGCAGAGGCAAGCCGTTTGATTTGACCCTTGAGCAGTTTGAAGCTTTTTCTATTGAGACAAAATACATCATTGGCAAAGGACGAACACCAACATCTTTACACATTGATCGCATTAATGAAGATGGCGGATACACAATGGACAATATTCAAATACTGGACAACTCAGAGAATATCAAAAAGTTTTTACGCTGGTCAATGGATCAGCGCGGCAAACCTTACCACTTTATTAACGAAATAATTGTAGAAAAAAAACACGGACACCCTTTTAATTTGTAACTTTAAATAATGAAAAACAAACACCAATTTTATGGCAAAAAAAGAAGAAGAAAACACCGCTAAGATTGAATTAGCGAAGAGAGATATTACCGCAACGGTTCTATCAAAAGTAACGTCAATGGTTTCGACGGGCGAACTTAAAATCCCGCACGATTACTCACCGGAAAACGCCCTTAAATCTGCCTACCTTGTCCTGTCTGAGACAAAGAACGCAGCGGGTAAGACAGCCTTAGAAGCGTGCACACCGGCTAGCGTATCAATGGCACTGCTAAAGATGGTTGTCTGGGGATTGTCACCAATGAAAAAGCAATGTGATTTCATTATGTACGGCGATAAGCTGGAATGCTCAGCCGAATATACGGGCAACATGGCTCTTGCTAAACGTTGGGGCGGTCTGGTTGATGTGAAAGCATCGGCGGTATTTGAAGGTGACGACTTCGCGTTCGAAACTGATCCGTCAACAGGGGTAAAAAGAATCACAAAGCATACTCAAACGCTTCAATCAATCGGATCTGAAAAGGTTATCGGTGCCTATGCTGTTATGACAATGGCTGACGGTTCGCGCTGGACTGAAGTTATGTCTATCGAGCAGATCCGTAAATCATGGGGACAAGGTGGAACTAAGGGAAACTCACCGGCTCACAAAAACTTCCCCGACCAAATGGCAATTAAGACGGTGATCAACCGAGCTTGTAAATTGATTATCCGTTCGTCTGATGATAGCGTTCTTTATTCTGGTGAAGATCGCGAATATGTCAGCCCGATTGAAGAACAAGTGGCTCACGAGATCAAGACTGAGGCAAACAAAGAAGTGTTTAAGATTGAGGCTCAACCAGAAATGGAAATAGACCAGGCAACGGGTGAGGTAATTGAAAAGCCTAATTTCTAAATGAAACTTCATGTACTAGCCACAGGGAGCGCAGGAAATTGTTATGTTCTGCGCTCCTCAAAAGGTGAGGCGCTAATCATTGACTGCGGAGTAAAAGCCAAACAGATTAAGGAGTTTTTTAACTTTGATCTATCTCAGGTTGTTGGGTGCTTGGTTACTCATGAGCATCAAGATCATGCCTCAGGTGTGAAAGAATTGGCCGCGCTTGGTGTAGATATTTATACCAATCACAAGGCCACTGACACAATATTCTTTGGGCATCGAGTTTATCAATTCATAATGGATGGTGATAAATTTCGGCCTCAACAAATTGGATCATTCACTATCTACCCGTTTTGGGTTAAACACGATGTGCCGTGCACCGGCTTTATAATCGTTCATCCAGAATGCGGTCGATCGTTATTTATAACGGACAGCTACTATTGCCCGTACACATTTGAAGGGCTGAATAATATAATCATTGAGGCTAACTACTCGGAGTCAATTATCAAAAAGCATTACGGCGAATCAAAGGAGTTTTTGAAAGACCGGATCTATAACTCGCACATGAGTTTCGAAACGTATTGCAATTTTCTCCTGGCAAATGATCTAAGCGAAGTACGCAACATTGTTTTGATTCATTTATCAGATAGTAATTCTGATGCGGAAATGTTTAAACAGAAAACGAAAGCGTTCACGGGTAAGCCTGTGACGATTGCAGAGAATGGGATTAGTATTAACTTATAAAAAGCAACGATATGAGCAAAGCAGATGAAGCAAATAAATTAATCGTAAACAGAATTATACACCACTATGAGGATTTCAAAACTGGTAGATGTACTTATGACAGGGTATTAGAGATGGGCAACCATTTAATTTCAGAACAATCAGCTTCCAAAGATCATCAAATAGATGAGTTGAAAAATCGGTTGGAAGATTTATCAAACGTCTTCAAAAAATGGAAAACAGAGCATGAGTTGCCAAATGACAATGATGGAGAGTATAATCAGGGTTACGTCAAGGCAATGAATGATGTGATTAATTCAATTAGAATAACCAACAAAACAGTGTGATATGGCAAATAATTTTTGGAATCTTTTAGCATTAATATCTGGCCTTTTGTGCATTATGTTTAGCCTTGTGTCCATGCTTGGAGATCGATACGATAAAGCGACTTATTATGTTTGTATGGCAGTGCTTATAAAATTAACTTTTCCTGATCGCCCTCAGGATTAAATTGAAAACTAAAAAAGAAAATGTATGAATAGAGAACAATTAAGAGAAATCATGCACAGGTTATTTGTGAAAGGTTACGGATGGGAGAAAATAAAATACTCTGACGACTTGTATAACGCAACCGAAGAAGAAATAGATTTGTGCTACGAATTTTATGAAGAGTTGCAAAAACACGGAACAGAAGAATTTTTGATTAACGATTAAATAAACATTGATTCAGATTACGGTAAGGGATCACCTGATTAAGCGCAAGCCGAAAAGTTAGCCGAACCGTTTTCTGAATTGACATTGAGAGTGAGTATAACGAGTGGGTTTACCAACGATGAAACAGATAGTAAAATTGAAGATGTCCAAAGTCTGCGTTTCATTCCTACTGAGGGGGCTTCGGCTTGACCCAAAAGGAATATCAGTTAGTTGGCACTCACAATCAATAATGAGAAGGGCTAAGGGGTACAGGGATGCGCCCCTTGCCTGACTCTTTTGAACTAAACAAATTGAAATTATGAAAAAATCAGATCGAGAAATTATCTTTAAGAAATATAATGGTAAGTGCGCTTATTGCGGAACTGAATTATTAAAAGGCTGGCACGTTGATGAAGTAGAGCCGGTAAGGAGAAACCACAAATGGAATCCCGAAAAAAGAAGATACGAGATTGATAAAGACAACCCAATGATGCACCCCGAAAGATTACATATCGATAATCAAAATCCAGCCTGTGCAAGTTGCAATATCAATAAACATAGTGATAGCCTTGAAGATTTCAGGAAATCAATTAAAGGGTACATGAAGCACTTGAACGAAAAATCAACTCAGTATAAAATCGCAAAGCGTTACGGCTTAATCGTAGAAACAGATGTTGAAGTTAAATTTTATTTTGAATCTGTATGCAAACACTAATCTGCACCCTCGAATTTAAAGAGGGAAGGCCAGTGGCTAAAGAGCAAAATCCGTTTGGTGAAACGCATTCATTTTTACGACAAGATTTTACAAACAAAAAGAATATAAGCGAAACCGACAAAAGCAATTATGCTTCCGACTATTATAATTTTACCGTTTGGCAAACCGCAGAATCCAACCGCAGGGAGTTTGAGATAGATGAAGAGGAAGGAATAAAATTTGGGCTTCACCACTATCAGAATATTCAGCGAATGATCGGAACGAAAATTGAGTTGATATATTAGTTATTACTCATCTTTTCAATCTGCTTTTGCTTGCGCTCAGAACCTATTGATGTGCCTCTATGAAAGTTTACAACCGTTGAAAGCATAGCGCCCAGAACACCAAATCCGGTGTAGAAAAGTTCTTTATTTTCTTCTGGCACAGCCTTCATAAAGATCAAAACCAACATGGTAATAAAAGACACAACGAATATACCGTCAATGATATAAGCAATGTTTTTTGAAAGCCAGCTTGCCTTATCTGATTCCTGAATCTTAGTGTTCATATCACGACTATTAGCAACGTCGGACAAGTATAGTTTCAGTTCTTCATTTTGCTGTTCACCCAGCGCTTCTAAATGGCGGTTAACCTCGGCCGTCACCTTTGCTTTTACTTCGTCTTTTTCTTCTTTGGTTTGAACGAATGTATCAATAACTCCGCTTACCGAATCAATTATCTCAGAGCCTTTTCCTGAAATTAAGTTCTTTAAAAATCCTGTTCCCATCATGGCTTAATAACTTTGATTGCTAAGTGATTGCCTCGTGTGCCTAAATGCGTCCAAGTCGGGGTATATTTATTATCCTCAATTTCTCTGATGCCCATTGCGTACAATTCAATTTGGTGATCCAGACACCAATCAAAAACCTCTTTAGCGGTCATGCCTTTGACTTTTATATCAATTGCTTTGCCTTCTTTATGCGCTGACTTTTTAGCGCCGGTAGTGGTATTAATATCTCTTAACCCAGATTCTTTGTACTGGCCTCCAGTTGCGTAGTTATTAATCGTTACTGGCTTACCTAAAGTATCTCTGATCCACTGAGCAACAATAACGAGTTTTGAATCTACCTTATTAAAGTCTCCATTTGGATAAATAAATTCATCCTGAAAAAATGATTTTGTACATTGTATCCGTTCCATTACATTCCGGTTTTAGTTTTTACAATTAAGCCAATCAACGATGCAAAGAATTTTTTAAGCGTTACTTTGTTCTTGCTTTTTTCCCTGTCCTGCATTAACGTGTGTAACTGATTTTCGACAATGCAGAATCTTGAATCAGTTTTTTCGCAGTGCATATCGAACTTATAAACAAGACCTTTTTTACGGTCAAACTCCGTACCAATCAAACACTCTTTAATCTCTTTTATATCTGAGGTTTCTTCTTTGCTCATTTGAGTAACGCTTTTAATTTTTCTGCCTCAGATCGGGTTAGTTCAATTGTAACAATATCTTCAGGCTTTTCGTCTGGAACTTCAATTTCTTCTATCCTGTCAATAACATTTGTCGCTAAAGGATTCTTTTTTAGTTCTGCCTTTGTTGCTGGACGATAATATTCAACTACTTTTTTCATACTATAAGAATGCAGATTTATGAATTAATGGACAAACTATTGTTGAGTTTGAAATTGTCAAACCAGTAGTAGGGAATGGAGTAGGCAAGACCGCATAAGCTAAAGCCGCCAAAATTCTATTTGGCGCTCCACTTGTAAACGTAGTTTTACCAATACCCATAAATGTCGGTGTTGCGCCAGTCGTTGCCGGTACTGCTCTCACTGTTATTGCGGCGGCTGAATTATGAAAGAACGCTAACCAATAAAGACCAGCCGTTGTAATATTCTGGTTTATGCTTATAGTCTTTACAGCGTTTGAATCGCCCGTTACCGTTCCCGCATCCAATAGTAAAGTCGTTGGGAATACGTTTCCGCCGTCTTGATAAATTCCTAATCTAATTACGCTCCCTGCCGTCCCTGATGCTGTGACCTCGATTACAATTTCATCCAAATTACAAGGTCTTGCAATCATTACAGGAACAGCAATCAATTGATTCAACACTGTTACTACTGTTGTTGGGTTAAACACGTCTGTAAATGGCCCATACCAGCCAGTATAATTTGTTGTACCGGTATGGGTGAAATAGTTTTGATCTTTTGCTGTTGTTATATTTATATCTACACTCATGTTGCGTTAATTGTTAAGGCCTTTTTAATCGGCCATGTGAATGAAGTTGATAGCGAACCATCCACATAAACGTTGTATGTTTCGTCTGATACTATCTGACTTGTTGTTGCTTGCGCTTTTACTGTTTTAGAATGAAGTAGCGTACTCTCACTATTCGTAATATTTACAGTAGAATCTGAAATTGCCTGAACTTCTGCACCTTCTGCCGGAATAGAAAGCGTATATAAATTCGCACCAGCAGAATCGTTTATTTCAACAGAACCATCCCCAACATTTACAGTCAATGCCAATGCAGTATCAACAGCCGCAAATCCAACAGGGTCTAAATCGGAATTTCTTACTGTGATTACTTTGGTTGTGCCTGAATCCTGATCTGTGATTGGGTCGCCGTTGAATGTTTGGGAGGAAACGCCTGAAGTCGATGCCGGAACGGTTAGCTTTTTCAGCACATCATCATACGTATAAATCGGCGTGTTGCCATCGGTATCAACCAAGGTTAAATCAAATTCAGCACCGCTTGCAAAGGAATCTTCGCTTGTTGTGTTGATTGAGAAAGTCACAGGGTCACAACTCGGATAAACAACGGTGCCGGTTTCAAAATCATAAGTCGGCATGAGCGATTGAATGTCACAGATCCCGTGTTTCTTTTTGATCTTCAGGGTAAATGTTGCAATCCATCCAAAGCATTTATCAGCACCGAACTCATCCACTTTCCGGTAAGAGATTTGACCGTCTAGTCTGCTGAAATCTTGCCAGCGTTTAGAATATCTGATTGTATTTTCAATATCCCGGAGGATGTCCATCGTGTCAGAATTAACCCTGTCACGGTTATCGTTCTGGTCCAAGACATAATCCAGGCAAATAATTTCCCACGAATAATTGATGAAGAAGTTTTCCGACGTTGCGGACGGGCTGTTGACAATTACAGCGGTATATTTATTCTCAGATGAACGAAACGTTTCAAGATATTGACCATAGCCAAAATCATTCACCATCGGGTGAGCAGTAGCCCATTCGCTGAACTCAGCTATTAGCCGCCTTAACGTTACCGATGTGTCGATTGCCATTTTTAACCAATTTCTTTACTGCCTGTTTAACTTTAATCTTAACTGCCTTGCTGACCTTTATCATATAATCCCAAATTGATTGCCTGTGAATGCGCTTGACTTCTTCAAATGCGGTCTGATTGTCTGGCTCAATTCGTCAGCATCAACCGCCTCGTAAAGTTCCGGAATATTTTCCCATTCATCACAAAGAAAGCCCTTCATTTTTTGCTCCAAGGCTTTAGCGTCTTGCAGTAATTCGTCACGGAGCTTATTGTTGTCACTGAAACTATTTGCTCGTATGTGTTCATCGTTGAATGTTCCAGTTGTCTTATTTGTGATTTGAGTGGTTGTGTGTACGCTTGCCTTCCAATCACAGTAGCAAATCATTGTTGGGATGATATGATCTTTTAAAAGGGTTGCATATAGTCCCGCAACGGTGTTGCCTTGAATATCTGTAACCAATTTATTATACAACGTGGTTCCAATCACTGGCTCAATGCGTGTGCGTTGAACTGCGTAAATGATCGGCTTTAGTTTTTTAACGTCTGTATTCGCATCGGTAAACCCGTACTCACGCCAAACCTCAACGTCAAGAAAGTATGTTCTGTTAAGTGCTATCATTGGCTTAGTTTTTAAACGTGATTACTTGACTCCATTCGTGACGGCAGCCCGGCTCATTTTTATCCGTGTCAGGATTATGATACCAACCACCACGATATGCAAACACGTTGTAGCCTTCGTTGCCTGAGATACGGTTAATGTCCTCACGGGTGTACAAGCGATTCAATCCCATAAGCGTTTTGCAAAACTCACGGCTTTCGCCTTTGAGTGCCGGCGCATTGTCACGTACCCGATACTCATACATAATCTCAATGTCCTCAACTTGGTTCAATGCGTTCTGTGCTTTACCAGCTTTGGTAAGGTCGCCAACTTTATCAATTAAATTAAGCGTTGCCAATCGGTTATACATCTTTGCCAGATCAACGCCTGAAATATCAAGCGCCTTTCTAATCGAATCAAAAGATTCACCTTGACTGATCAGGTTTAGAACTTGCGCCTGTGTGTCGCTGAGGTCGGCGAATGATTTTTTAGCAGAGGATAGTAGATCGTCTTTTGTAAACTCAACACCGTTGATAATCGCTTGGGAATGCAGAATTGTAAAGTTTTTACGATCAGATCCGCACATTCTTAGACGCTCCAAAATCTTGTCGCTGTCCTCTTGCGCTTTTTTATCCGTGTTTAGATTAACCTGAAATTGCGGGTTCGTTGGTTCTTTTGGTAAATTCAACACCGGCATTTCAATTTTAATTTCCCCTTCAATTCCCGCGATCTCATTCATGATGTAATTAATCACACCAGCTAAATCAGAACGCCTGCCCTCAAAGTAGTTCGATTGCATAATAGCGTAGCCGATTTCTAATTCAGATGCATTAAACGAGCCATCAGGTTTAACCCCGAATAGCGTAGGCACAACGACCTGATGACCATGTATGGTTGAATCTTCGCTGCCTTTCTTTACGTTGGTGTAGCGGTCAGGTAAATTACTACCCGTCTGGCTTTCAATCGTTGGCTTTTCGTCTTGACCGTTACCATAAATAACCATTGATCTACCGGCCTGAAGTGCGCCCGTTGTGCTTGCTCCTAAATCACGCTCCAAATCTTTTTTATCCTTGTCGTTCTTTGGCTGACCACCCGCCAAGTAAATCAAATTACCAAGTGAAAAGCCGTTGTGAATTTCCGAGTTCCCGTGAATACCTATCTGGATTCCGGTTTCAATTTGAGTTATCGCGCCACCATAAGGCGGGTCTGGATAGTGACCAGCGTTTAATTCTCTGGCTTGTGGATTGTCAATTGATGCGCCGCTTTCTTCTTTGAATAATACGAAACACTGCTTTTGATTTGGGTCTTTCGCGTTGAATGGTTTCAATACTTCAAACACTGGCTTTGAATCCAGCCAGTTTTCAGATATACAAATGTTACCAGACAAATGTAGTTTGCCCTCTTCATCTTTGATTAACTCATATCTGATTTGCTCGTATGGTATGCGCTCAGATTTCCGGTACTTTTTCTCACCAACAAAGGAAAAGAAACATTTAACAGCAAACCAATTTGATTTTTCGTAATCCAGTGAAAGGTCGTCAAGTATAGCAGACCAATCTTTATCCTTCGGGCTGGTCTTTTTGTTCTTGAAAAATTCGTCGTAACCGATTTGATTTGGCCCTTCGTAAGTCATTCCGGCCGATACGGTGAAATGTTTCTTTGCGCGGATAATTCCCGCGTGAATAGGATTGTTTTTGAAAAGGTAATTTAAGAAATAAGAAAACTCGTTACGCTTGCCCCACTTCAGGACCATTGAGGTCTTGTCAAACTCTTCAGTTGGCAAAGGAATATTTGAGGCCTTTGCAGACACCATAGCGTAAGAGGTGCCACGATGATTGTTTGAACCACCCTGACCACCGCGCCCGCCTCTGCGTGTGCGCTTAACCTGTGTATGTTGTGTCTGTTCCGGTTGGCTCATAAGATTCGTTATCTGTAAAGGTTGCTTGTACTCTGGCTACTCCGTTGGATAGTTGTAGCATTTCTGCGTAGTCTTCATCGCCTGTTGTTGCGCTCTGGTAAATTTCATAAAGGTATTCGCCTTCGGTTAAATCTAAATCGGTCGGCAGAACTAATGTAAACAAATCATAACGTACATTCTGTTCTGCTGAGTTGACCAGTTCAATCAAATATTCTACCCGTGTTTGTGCGTGAACAAACCGCCACAGATAAATCGGGTTATCAATGGTCAGAATGTCGTCGCAAACAACGTACATTGAATTACTACTTGCCTTGGTTAGCAGCAGCATCAATCAAAGCAATTAATTTATCTCTACCCAATGACGGTTTGTAGCCGTCCAAATTCTTTGCACGCTCACGAAGTTCGTGGGTCTTTAGACAAGGGATACACTCTTCGTCTTTTACCGGAACTAATTTTTTATGGACCGGCTGATCACCGTCGAGCAATTCCCAACGGCCAGCCTGTGCTAAAATTCCTGCGTGGTCCTCACGGATTTTGATTTGACCGATTCCAGGCACCGAGGTTGACGCTCCAATAAATTCCGGTTTTACTCTTAGATTTTTCATAGACTCAAATTAAAAAAAGGGTGAGCGAGGTTTGACCCAAACTCACCCTTTTGTTTATCAAAAACACCAATTTATGATGCCGGTACAAGAATCGTTTGTACAATCGTGTCACTGATTGTAAGCGCTCTTGTGGTTTCTTTTCCTTCTAAGTTCAATAAGTGACCGCGTAAGTCTTCATACATTTGACCAGTCGAAGCCTCGGAGGTTGTAACTGCCAATCCGTTGATGAATCCGTACGCTTTCCACTTCGCATCTTCGCCAACTGGTCGGGAGAATTTCACAAAGACAATCAACTTTGCACGTCCTGCCTGTTCATCTAGTTTGGCTGTGACCGCTTCGTCGTCTTTGAATTGAACCATTCCAACGTGTGTACGAAAGTAAGAATTATTTTCACGCGATCCATTTCCGTTGTCGTCAAATTTTGCCGATTCAAGATCCGGTGTCCACGTATAGGCCTTTGTTCCGTTTACTGTGGTGAGAGCGGTGATAACACCATCTGCGATTGTGTAGGAATTGCGATTGCATTTATCAAGAACAACAACCGCTTCAACGCCACCATTCTCCCGTTCGCACAACTCTTCATAGTCTGTGAGTGTAACTGCCATAATTTCTAATTATTTTTTAGTGAATAAAAGGAGGGCTGTTAACCCTCCGTTAATTATGATACTGGCGTTAATCTCAGTCTGGTGAAGTAAGCAGGAAATACGTAAGCGATTCCTGATCTCCATTTCACACCGAAGCGCAATTTTTCGTCGTAATCAGAATACTTCCAAGTGAAGCCGTCTTTGTCATTTTCCAAATCAGTTCCGTAGAACATATATTTGTAACAAACACCGTACACTAAATCAGTACCGTCAAGTTGCGGATAAGAGCGTACGGTTACGTTGGTTGTTGGAAGGGTAAATGATACCTCGCCGTCTGCCTCTGTTACCGCAAATGTTGCTGAATAATCTTTATCAGCCCAAACCTGATCGATACAAGCACGTGCAGTCTCGTAACCGCAAATGATTTCGTAACCTACTGTATCTTTGTGACGTTTAACGATTGTTGGTGACTGATTGAACACGTCCATCAGTACGTCGAATCCGTTAGCCGATGTGATAGTTGTTGCTGCGGTTGTAACGTAAGCAATATTCAAATCAGCATCAGCCTCCCAACGGGTAGAGAATCCGTTATAATGTACAAGGTCAGTGTTTAATGAAGTCGTGTCACCGTTCATCATTAGATTTTCATCCAACTCCTGAGCGCGTTGTTGATAATAAATCAACATTGCATCAGCAAAGTTAGGCGGCTCCTGATCCTGTGCGTTTGCACCAGCAACGTTCATCAGTTGCGCCCAAACATCGTTCAGATCTTCGTTGCAATACTCTTCCTGAATCTTAACCCTTACCGTTGAGATTGTCTCATCAGTCAAGATCATTCCGCCTTCAGGTGTCCAGCCGCAAGTAGAGGCCGCCTGAAGAGTCGGTGTTGAGTTAATCAATTTGATTCTCTCTGATCCTTTCACGCCTGTCATCACGTTGATACGTGACTTCAGATTGCCTGTATTAATCAGGTCTTGCATCACGTCTGGCGATTGCTCGTCAACGTAAACTCCTAAATCGGAAACGTCCCAGTTAAAGGTTTGTTTACCGAAAGAGGCTGTAATTGTAGCCATTCCAGCTATCACTGCGAATGCTAATTTTCCAAATTTCCACTTCATTTCTATTCGATTTTAATTTTGTGAATTACTTTTTTGCTTTTTTCCAACCCGGTTCTGTGCTGCCGGTTACGGTTTTGAATGCCGGTTTGCCCTCTGCCAGTTTTTCAACCGCCTCAGTGAGTGTTTGAATGTCTTTAGCAAGCTCAACGATTTTCGCGTCAGATTCTTTTTTGAAGTCAGCAAATTTCTTATCTGATTTCTTTTCCAAATCCGCTTTCATTGCTACCATTGCGGCGGCCATTTCTTCGTCATCTTCTTTCTCCATCTCAACAACTTCAACGGTATCAATCATTCCTTCGTCATCTGTCTTAACAACATAGTTGTTTCCGTCAAACTCAAAAGAAACTTCTTCACCCGCAATTAATACGGGTTCTTCGCCTTCCGGTACTCGAAATAAAGCAGTGCCTTTTTCTAATGCACCCTCCCATGTGATCGTTTGACCGTCAACAGTGGTAGCCTCAGCGTACTTATCCTTTTTTGTTTTGTCAAACACTGGTTTTTTAGCCGCCGGATTCTTCATTCCTAGGCGTTCCCAGATAGATTTTTTTTCCATTTTTTTAGATTTTGATTTCTTTAATTTACTTAGCGAAACGCCCTCTGTTTTGCCATCAATCATAACAACAACCCCCTTTGCGTTTACTTGCAACGAATGACCATCGTAGTGATATTCGCCTGAACTCAGGTGGCTTGGTTTTTGCCCGGCATCAAATGGTTTGTAATTCAACTGAACACCGATTTCAATGATGTCTTCAACGATTTCAATCTCCCATTCGCTCAACTGAGCAATGACCGCAAACACTTTTTTCATAGGCACTTTCTTGTTGTTTAATTTCACCTCAACATTCTTAAACCACCCCTCAAGACTAAAGCCAGCGCCGTTTTCTTTTACAAACTTCCACGTCTTTTCGTCATTAATTTTGTACGCAAAGATCACTGATCCTTTTTGCAAATTTTGGTTTGCAAATTCAGACGGAATATTGCTGCGTTCATCGTTAATTGTGATCATTTCTATGAGTGCCGCACCACTAACTTTTTTACTCATGTCGTGCATGAGGTTAACGTTGTTGTGGTAGCCGTTTTTTGCGAACAAATCCCTTACTTTTTCCGCATCACTTTTGGTGAAGTAAACGTTGTACTCATAGCCGTCATCATCTCGGCGGTAAATTGGTTGATAGGTTGACAAGACTACGCCCTTTACAATTTTCTTTTCTTCGTTGAAGTGGTAGCGCTCGACCTTTACGGGAGCGGCTGACATTGTTACGTAAGATTTGCTGTGGGCTGGTGAGTCCACTAAGCCGACGAAGTCCATTCCTTTGTCTTCGTCTGTTTCAACTGTAAGTCTGTATAGAGGTAATCTACTCATCTTACAGATAAGACGGAAAAATTATTTTTTGTGCGTTTTTGTTTGAAAAAATGTTGTATGTTTGTGCCGTTCCCTTCTCACTTTAACGGAACAAAAGGAATTTTAATTGAGCCTTATAATGAAAGCAGAAGTGAGAAGCTGCCGGATTTATGAGGCTTTTTTATTTTGCATTATGACGTATAAAATATACACGAATAAAGGAGATGAAATAGAATTTTACCAAGTTGAAGATTGTATAATGATCGAGATTGGCGATGGTGACACAAGTGAGATTGCCTCACTTTCAAAAGACGAGGCTATGGATTTAGTGCGAGGTCTCAATTCTTTATTAAGCAACATAGGATGAACAGTTACGAGTTGTCACGAAGGTTTTTTGATTGGTGCTTTGAGAATCCGGAAAAGATAAAGCCACTCCATTCGGCTATTTATTTTTTTGCGCTTGAGCATTGGAATAGGTTGGGTCATAAATCAAAGTTTGGTTTCCCCTCTCAAATGACTATGGATGCGGTCGGAATTAGGAAGTACCAGACTTACGGTAAAGCATTCAACGATCTTATTGATTGGGGGTTCTTTGAGTTAATCGAGAAAAGCAAAAATCAATATTCGGCAAACATTATATCGATAAGTGCTACGCCAAAAAACGGCATAGCACGGGGCAAAGCACTGGACAAAGCAACGATAAAGCACGGGTCAAAGCAACGGCAAAGCACAAGGCAAAGCATGGACAGTATAGATAAACCAATAAACCAACAAACCAATAAACCAATAAACCAAGAACCATTTCTTTTAAAAAAAGAAACAAAAAAAACTTCAAAGAAAATTAAGTTGGTTGATTTTTCAATTCCAATTGAGACAAGAATAAATTTATTCAGGGAGGCATTGGTTGAATTTGAACCTGAATTTGGAAAGCCGTTGATTGAAAACTTTTTCTTGTACTGGTCAGAGAAAACACTTTCCGGAAAAGAATTGAGATTTGAGATTCAAAAAACTTGGGAGTTGAAACTTCGATTGGCGCGGTGGAGAAATAATAATTTCGGTAACAATACCGCGCAAAAAGAAAACCCCCTAGGCACGCACCGCATAGGCCAAGACTTCACAAAAGGATTGTAAATTATGGAAGAAAAGAAACAAAACAGAATCAATGCGCTGGCCGCAATTCGTGAAGCCGGTTCAAGCATTGAGCCGTACTTCACACTAAACGAAGATCAGGAAGAGTATTATCTAAATCTGATGGCGTACTTCATGGACAAGCCCCGCAACCTTGACAGATTAAAGGGACTGTTGATACTTGGAACCGTTGGTACAGGTAAGACAATGTCAATGGAAGTCATGCGTAAAATGTTTGGCGGGTTTCAGATGGCGAACACCCGACACATTGCTAGGGACTACGCCATTGATGGATTGAAAACCATTGACAAATACGGGCGTGAATCATTCGGCAGGACACCCGCCGGAGTGATTGATTACAAAAAGCCAATGAAATATTGCTTTGATGATTTCGGTTTGGAATCAACAAACGTAAAGGTTTACGGGAATGTCGCAAACATCATGGAAGAAATTATTCACGACCGTTATGAGCAATTTCTTAAACACGGAATGATGACTTACGCAACCTCAAACCTTGACGCGGAACAAATCAAAAAATACTACGGCGAACGCACGACAGACCGCCTTCGTCAAATGATGAACGTTATTTCGTTAACCGGAAAATCTATGAGACAATGAAACCACTAAAAATATCCGAACTAAAAAACTCAACCCCGATAGATCAGTTACTCACTGACTTACTGAGAAATTCATCCCACAATCAACCGGACAAAGCAACCTTCGCAACGATGCTTAAATCAAATTTCGGATTCATGTACATTGATGAGATCCGGCGAATATTCAAGCTATTCGATTCGGGCGGGTTCACTGCTGAAACAGACGACACACACACCTTCAACGAATGGTTTTGCCGTGTCATTGCGGGCCACAAAAAATTCAAAGAGCAAACCGTAAAAGAAGTTTACCGGCCAGCCGACCACAACTTGCACGAACTGTTTCAAAAGATGTGGGATGAATCAATTAAAATCAGTCAGTTTCAGTTCAGGCCAGACGTTGCGGTTTATGGTTACGACCAGATCAAACAGCGCGGAGAAATTCCAAACGTTGAGATTGAAAAGTCAAAGGAGTTCAAGAAATTGGAAGGTAAATTTCTCCAGGCAAAAAGAGACAACGGGGCAACGCTTTACAACCTCACTTACCCGCTCAACATGGAAGCGTACAAACGCCACGTGAAGATTGAGATATTCAAGAATTATTTTACTAACTTTATCAAAACACCAACGACATGAAAGACCGTACATTTTTTATTTGGTCGACATCAATAATGATTGCGCTGTGGATTTTTAACTAAAATTATTTGATGAAACTATTTGAAATCGAGCCAGAGAAACCCGTTGAGGGATTGACTTGTAAAACTTGTGAGCATCGTGAACGTTGGGCTTTTGGTTCGGCTGTGTTTCAGTATTGTGCAGTAAGAAAGTCAAACAGAACAAGCAACGGTCAATTGAAAATTAAATGCAAAACCCCTGCCTGTTTGAGTTATAAACCAGAAACAAATTAACCCATGAAAAAACTAATAATCTTTTTAGCCTTGTGCGGAATTGCTTGTAGTCTTACCGGAATCTATTTAGTATCTGGATTAAGAACGGTAAGACCAAAGGCTGACAGACTCGAATCAGAAATGATCTGGCCGTCAAATGAGTTGACAAAGGAAAACGTCTATGCTGAGATTATGCGGTGTGATATAAAGTTCTCTGACATTGTTTTACGTCAGGCTTTGCTGGAAACCGGACACTTCACATCAAAAAACTGTTTGGAACGAAACAACTTATTTGGAATGAAGGGTGGCGACAAGACAAACGAAAATCCCTCAGGTTACCGCATTTTCTTACACTGGAGGCACTCAATCCAAAATTATAAGGAATGGCAAGCAAAAAGAATTTCAGACGATTGTAGCGATTGCTATGAGTTCCTTAAACGTTTTGGGTACTCTGAGAATCCAGAGCATTACGATTCGCTGTTGAGAGGGATTGATGTTAAGATAAATATTTGAATGTTATAAGCAGTTCCAGCTACTTACTCCCCCCAATCGAACTAACCGCCTCAATCTGATTCATCTCATCCTGCATTTCGTTAAGTTCAACCATTGACAGAATCACTTTTGATGTGCCTCCGTTGATCAATCCCTCCGTTGCTGTGACCGTGTTGTTTTGTTGTGAGCCAGCGTTGCCGTTGCTTGACGAGTTGGTTGAGTTGTTGCCCGTGTCTGAGATGCCTGAGAAACTAGGAGGTGTTATTAATCCCGCCGATCCTTCAAACTGTTGTGCGGAAATAGTTGCTATCTGAGCGCCAGCAGCGGCCCCAACCAAACCGGCCATGATGAAGTTAACCGGCGGCGGCGCAGAGGCCAGCGCCTTAATGACGGCACCTGCGCCATCAATTGTTGCCTGCGCAATTCTCAGCGCCTTATCCCTTTTGAATTTCTTTTTGTTCAACTCGTCAACTGCCTTGGCTGTGCGGAGTTCGATTTCAAATTTCTGTTGAGCAGTCAGGCCATTAACTGATAATTCCTTTTTTGAATCCTTCTGGATCTTTGCAATCTTGTTGTCCGAAATCTGGTTTGCAAAATCATTGAACGCTACAAGCGTGTCCATTGCTTGCTGTGTGATATCCTGAGTTTGTTTCAGGCTCTCAGATAGTTCGGCTTTAATATTCTCTGATCCGGTTTCGCGGTAGGCTTTTAGCTGCGCAAAGAATGATTCAACCTTACCCAAAGCGGTTGTAATTTCTTCCTCCGGGATTAGTTCAAATGATTCCGGTTCAACCTCAAATTTATCTGACATGTTGATCTGTGGAAATTCATTCCACATCTCATTGAACGTTGTCCAGAACTCACCAACGATTGGCTCCGGGTCAGGCATTTTGATATTTACCGGAACGGTTACGCCTTTTTCCGCTTCATTCTTAAACGCAATCAAATCTGTTTCAGCAGAAAATATCGCATCCTCCTGTGATTTCAGTTGCTCCCTGATTAGTTTCTCTGTGGTGTCTTTATTGATGCCAACGGATTTCAAGAACTGATCCAGCGATTGACCACGCAAAGCGGCCTCTAAAGTATAACGCTCAACCATTGCATTGATCAGGTCTTGGTTCAATTGTAGAACAGCTTTCTTTTCAGCGAGTACCGCCTCTAATTTTTGAGTGGTCAGCTCGTCAACATTTTTCCCCTCAGCTTTCGCCCTGGCAATATTCAAATCAAACTCAGTTTGTTTGTCATCAAATGATTCCTTTTCAATCCTGCGTTTCTCTTTGAGTTGCTGAACCTCTTTGTTGTAGTTGTCTGTGATTTGTTTGGACGCTTTCTCCCTTGCGCTGGCAAGTTTCGCTTCTTCACCAAATAGTTTTTGATAAGCCAGAATAACCCAACCAATAGGACCGAGCAAAATCAATAGAACGTCATGCAAGTTGCCAAACTCTTTGATTGCTTTTTGAACGAACGCTTGCACCTTATCAAAGTTCGCAATCAGCAAACCAAGCCCGACGATAAGTGCACCGATACCCGTTGAGATCAAAGCAATTCTAAATAGCTTCAGCGCACCGGTTGAAGTTCCGACAACGGCGGCGTAAGCAGACTGAGCAGCGCTTTGTATGCCCGTCCAATAGGCATCAAGTTTTTTCCTGAGTAAAGTTTCTTTTTGAAGCGAGGCGTGTAAGGCTTCAATTCCCATGAGCGCAGACTGAGCGGCCTGCAACTTCATGATTGTTTTAGTCAGGTTTTCATTTTCAGTACCAAGTAAAGCGGTGACACCCTGAAAAGCCGAATAACCACCAAGCACACCCTGACCTAATTGTAGTGCGGTTTGCAAACCTCTGCCGTCTTTTGAAAGACCATCAATCGATGCGGACAAATCACCTATCCGATCTTTGAGTTGTCCGGCCTGTTGTAGAGCTGCTTTACCAATGGGCGAATTTTCTCCGGCTTGCAGCGCAATGGTAGCATATTCTTTGACCGCTCTGGTCATTTCACGCATTGACATTTCACCCGATGCAACACGCTTATCAAGTGCCTTCAGTTTATCTTCAAAAGACGTGACACTTTTAGCTGCTCCGTCAACATCTTTTTTGACATCTTCAAACCCTTGTGAAACATTGTCAAGACCCTGCTCAACGCCCGTGGTGTCAGCCTTTAATTTTAATATTACTTCCCGTTCTGTTGCCATCTTATTCTGTTATTAAATATCCGTCAAATGTTGCGCTGGCGTCTAAGTCTGCTAAAGATCCAAACGCTTGCAATTTTACAATTGCTGGCCCCTCTATCTTATAAGGTATTTCAAACTTATAGTCGAATGAACTTGACCCATCCCCAACACATCCGAAATGATGCTTGGTTATAAAGTTTGTTGTTTGTACGTCTGGATTTTCATTGGCTAAAAAGAAGCAATCTATCTTAGTGTTTGCGGTATCATGAAGAGAAAAGTAGTAGTTTTCTAAATATAGATTCTGCGTTGAAGGAATGCCCAGAATAGCTTGTGTTGTTTGTCCATAACCAGCAAGTATAACAGCAGTTGTAGTACCGTCAGTAGCAGCAATGGCATCAATCCTTCCAACATTAATAGACGTTGCGCCAGAAGTCAATACCTTCATCCGGTTAATCATTACGTATGAATTAGCTGTGTTGACTCCAATTGCCCCGTTCATCACAACGTCTTCGAATGTTTCTATGGTTGACCACGTTTTAAGCCCCCATATTCTCACCGTTCTTGCGCCTACTCCAGCCGCTGTATCGCTTCCAGAGCTAGATCTAATGTTATGGATTCTTGCGGCAGTTGGCGCCAACCATATTATCTGCGTGGCACCAGAGTTTGACAAAGGCCAAATATCACTCGGAGTAAGTTGAACTCCATCTGGAGCATTTCCAAATTTATTCACTGGATAATGGTCAGGAACAAGCCCCCTTGCTACCATCAGTTTAAAATCGTAATTCCCGTAATAACTCATAGTTAACTGAAATAAAATTCACCTTGTTTGTAAATAATGTTTGGCGCATCGTAAGCCGTTCTAAATGTCCACGAAGTTGCGCCGCTTAATGTTTCCCCGCCAACCACATCAATTGTCAGGTCGTTGCCACCCGTCTTGACAATATCCCAAGATTGACCCTCTTTATAATTGAACAGCGTTGTGTCAAAGGTTAACGTTATAGCGCCCCCAGATGTATCGGCAACGATACTCTTTTGACTTGATCTAATGGGTGAATCTGATGTTACTGTCACGGTATTCCCAACCGCAGGCTCAAAGGTTTGTGGAACCGCTTGCTCATAACCCGACCGACTACGACCAGCGACAATACGAATCAGTTCACACTTGACTAAATTATTTGTGTTGGCTATCCAATCCTTGATAATATTTTTCCGGTAAAGAACGCCGTCAACGTTACATAAACGCCTCATAAAATTCTCGTAGAAATCATTCTCGTTTAATCTAAACCAAGCGTTTAAAACTTTTGAATCACGACCGGTTAACTCACGTATGAACTGAGCGTGGAACCGGTAGAATAGATTATCAGTAGTATAAGTGGTTGCTGCGTAAAACACCTCAACGGGTCTGCCAAAATTCAAATCAAATGTTGCGGTTGTCAAGTTGTCAATGTGATGCGCTTGCGGGTAACTTGAATTAGTTGTGATTGCTCCAGTATCTGAGTTGACCAAATACCAATCATCGGAGGCGATCAACCCGTTATTAAAATACATTCGGGGCTTACCCTTATGTGGCTTGGTTACTTGTGTTGACGGGTCAACCTGAATGATGCGTGGAATAATAATATCAGTTCCATCAATTTGAACCGGACACGTTTGAGCAATTCCAACCTGATACACTTTGTCGCCCGTCTTGAACGTTGATGGCACATTGTAATCAAAGTCGCCGTAGTCGTGACCAAATTTATCAAAGTACAATTTCTTGTAGTAATCCCGATCTTCAGCCCAACGAAACCGGTAACGCTTACCTTCGATGTTAGCCGCCGGTTCAATCTCGCATTCGTGATCTCTGGCTATCTTGTCCGACCACTGATCAACGTCATCTGTCTCAAAGAAATATTCATTCTCTGGCAGTAGAACGATGTTACCATCTTCGTCCGGATCACTCATGTACCCATTGAAGATTGTGATTATATCCTTCATGAAATCAGCCGCTTTCATCTCTGGAAGGAACCGGGAAATTTTCACCGTGTCGCCGTCAATTATTCCGCTATTGATTGCGGTTAAATCCATTGATAGGGTATTGTCCAAATCCAAAACAATATCTAGCGTCTCGCCAACTGCAAACTCGCCAACCGACGAGCCAGCCGTTGAGATTCGCAGAACGCATTGAACGATGTCGCCAGTGTTTGCTTCGATTGCCTGTGTCTCAGAGAATGTTATTGTATCACTACCTGATGCGGTGTCAATGATCATCTGTGAAAAGGTATTTAGCACGGCGCCATTCACGTAAATAATCAATTCAGTTTTGATTCTGATAACCTGAGTTACCAGAGTTGGATCAGAATAAGCGTAATCAATCGGAAACGTACCAGAAAATGCAAGTGAATAACTGCCTCCGTTAGCAACAACGATCTCACCGCTTGGAGCGTCGAGTTGCGCTAAGTCATCATTGACCAATGTGAGCGTTATGAATCCAGCGGTTGCTACCGGAATGTAGATCAGTGACTCAAATTTCGTGGTCGTGAATAGCACATCGTAGTATGAATAGCCTACGTTATACGTGTTTGTTCCGTCACCGGTATAATTTACCCTACGTTCTGCAACCTGAGATGAGTCGAGCAGGATAGGTTCGCCACCGCCTGACCCCCATGTCAATTTTTTATACAATGCGGTGTTGAAAAAACCGCCCGACAAAGTAAATCCGGCGTGAGCAAAGCACTTTTCAACAATCTCTTTAACATAAACGTGTGGATAAAGTTGATTAGTAAGCACGCTCAACGGATCTGCACTCAAGCCATAATCTACCAATGGATACCAAACACCTGAGCCGGTTGCGGCCGACCATGTGGCCTGAATGTTTGCAACGCTCAATGTGTGATCGTATGCCTCCCAGCCCAGTTCACTTACTTTAATGTCACCAAGCGCTTGAAACATATCAACGATCTCAGAATAAAGCACCGTGTGGAAGTTGTTCACCATGCCATGCTCTTGATATTTCTGGCGGGTAACCTTCAGTAAGTGCGCTGATCCTTTAAAGAATGGTTTACCGTTGCGCTCTGCCAGAAATGGGTAACGGAGTGTTGGGTCAAAATCAAACCCAATCAAGTCACCGTACACGTCCGAGGCTTTTAGATTGTAAGCAGACAAATAAAAGCGGTTATTCTTTTGTGTTCCGGGTAAAATTATTGTTTTAGAACTTGACCGTTTCCGTGCTTCAGGTTTCTTTGCATCAGCCTGTGCGAACGTCACAGGAAAATTCACATCTTCTGCCAAATCCAATTCCTGATTATTTACGTAGAGCCTTATCATACGATCATAGAGTTATAACCCGGCAAATCAATCGTAACCTCTTCCAAGAATAGCATATCATTCTCCTGAATCTTTTCGTCAATGGTTTTATTCGTAACCCTGCGGCGAATCATTAACGTTCCAGACTCTTCATAAACAATTGGTGAGCCGTATAGGTTCAACACCATCCAGTTCTGATTCTCTTCGGTGAGCCAGTCAGATACACATTTCATTGATCGTGCAACCGTCTTGCCATAATCAATATCACGGCCTTGCTCTTTGCCAAAAACAAACTGATTCCCGTTCCATTCTCCAAATCCTTTGCGGTAAGAATGTGATTCTACGGTGCCGGACCTACGACTAATCAAACCAAACGACCACGAAGCAATGTCGCCCCACTGAGTTAAGAAGTGAAGGCGCTTGTAAGTATCATACACTAACGATGTATCAATATCAATTCGGAAAGCAACCACATCTAAAAGATCCTCAACGGTGTAATAAGCCGCAGCATCAAAATCGCTTTGCTGAATGCCGATTGATTCGTTCACAATCACGGACGGCGTGACGTTTACCATGAGCAAACGGAACGATGTTGCTGTGAATCCGTAAGTACCAGAGGCGAGCAAGTTGTCGCCGGAGTCATATACTTTGATCAGTATATTGACGTTGTTTAGGTTGTTGATCAGTAGTAACCGGATCTGTTCATCGGTTGCCCGGACCTTTGGCGAGATGTCCGCAATAGGATAGTTCGTTAAGAACTTGGCAGACGTTCCAAAGATATAATCTGCCGGGTCCCAATCAACGAAATCATCATCTAACATTCTGGCTTTCCATGCTGTGATATTTGTTCCGGCGGCGTTTGCTCCGTCTGCCACAGGGTCACCGTAACGCTCAACGATTGTGATCTTGACCTTGCAATAGTTGTTGGCATCCACAACCAGATCGGATGAAATGGTCGGAGGCTGACAATTAACTGAAGCTATCCATGAAGCATCATAACGGGCGTAAATTCCCGATGTTGGGAATACCAAATCAGTTGCAACTTGCACATCGTTTATAAACACTTTGACCGCATAAACGAAATTCGGTTGCGCCGTCTGGTCAGATGAGAATGTCCAGATAATCGGGTTATCTGAGGGCGTATAAGATTCTGGGGTTTGGTGGATCGTGACGCTCATATTAAATAAGGTTTACCATTGCATCGATTAATAAATTTTCTAGTTCTTTGAGTGATTCTTCGTTGATAGATTTACCCACGAAGTTTGACGGCTTAATACCTTTACGCTTAACGGCACGGGCAAATACAAAAGCTGCAGCTCGGTAATCCGATTCGGTGGTTAACTGATAAGTCTCACCGCCGTATGTAAGCGAAGTGATCCCTTTCGATGCAAGCCAATTCTGTTTGCCTTTACCCATGAATGAATCAATCATGGCCCGCCCAGGTATTTCAGTTTTGAACGAATAGGTTTGACCGAATTTATTTGGAATTGCACCGGCCGAACCGCGCACACCGTCAACGCCTGAGTTGACATAATCCCAATAATCATCGGCGAGAAAGTCAACTGTAAGAATCCCGCCGTCATTCCCAAACTTGAACCCGATTGAGGCAGCCAAAGAGCCGCTACCCTTTGGCGTGTTGGTTTTCATTTCTGCAACATTGCTTTCGGCAAATTGCTTCATGATCATTGCAAGCAGGTTGCTGGATTCGGTTTTGACTGTCTCAGCAGCTTTGCCGAGTGTTTGAGCAAATTCGCCTATTGGTATCTTCGACTTAGCCATCAAAGATAAGACGGGAATGTTTGGAATTGTGCGAGGTTACTTTTTCTTAACCTTCATAATCGTATGCTCAATATGATCACACCGATACCGATAGTACACAATGTTCCAAGATAGAACCTCATCCATGGTTAAGCCCTCATGCTTTGCCACAAAGTCAACTGAATCCTCCCACTCCCATTGTTTGGGTTTGCGTGGTTTTATTTTCTTGGTATTCGGGAGAGTTGATTTTCCAGATAGGATAGGCGCAAGACGGGTAAGCTCTCCAAAAAAAAAGCCGACACCTCAATGTATTGCGCCAAATTGAAATGCGGCTCTAAGGCTTTGGCTCGCGTGTGCCGTTCGTTTAGAATGACTTTTGAGTCTTTATCGATCTTATTGTAGGACATGCCCTCTTCAATGTAGCAGAACGCTAACAAGTCAGCCGGATGTTCTTCAAATTTGCAACGGCTTATATCCCGATGGAATGATACAGGTTGTTTAGAATAGTCGGATTGCCAAACGTACTTTTGATCTCCGATAATTATTTCAGGTCGCAACGGTTCCGGCTTACGCTTTTCGGTTGAATCGATAATGTTGTTGAGTAGTTCCAAATTACTATCATGCGTGAACTTATCGAAGTACTCCAATTCGTAACCGTAGAACAAAGCGCAAAGGTCAGACACCTCTTCAGGTCGCAAATCGGTTGTCAGCTTATTACCCTCCTTCATCTTTGCTATTGCGAAATAGAATGGAAGATGTGACAGATTCATGTCGCTTAGACTGTCGGGCACTTTGATTGTCTGCATAATTATTCTTTTAATTCGATTAGATGAGACGGATCAATTTCTTCAATTTCATAATTTACAAATCCTGCTTTCTTCTTTTCAGGAACTATTCTAAACTCAATCTCACCATGCCAAGTCGTTTTGAATTCACCATTTGTAAAATACGACAACTCATAAACAACGTGTGCCTCACGAATACATACACCAGTTACCAATGCTTCAATCTTTCCAATTACGGTTTCAACCTTGGTGCCATGCTTAACTATTTTTAGAGCCATATCTCAATTGAAAAATTTCGTTTGCAATCTGATTCTGTCTTGGCGTTCCTTTCGATGCCTCGGTAAAGAAAATTGATTCTTTGTTGTCAATGTGACCTATCCAATTTGGAGCGTGACTAATGACTCCCATTTGCTTGTTCTGTTTGGCCGCCTCAAGTGAAAACACTAGATCACTCATTCTTTGATCTGGTGAGTTTGCTAATCCTTTGGGATGGAAATAACGGGTATCGAATCCGGTTACACCGGTGCCAACAACATCAACAATCTCGTCGTGAATAACCCCGTGAATGCAGTGAAAGATTTTGTGATCCGTGTAGTAATTAAGTCCAGTTCCGAGTAATTGCCGCCCGTGAAATGATATGATGCACTTGTAGTGATCAATAGCAGCTTCCAATCTTTTGCGATAATCTGGTGGATAAATCAAGTCATCGTCAAGGGTGCAATATTTTTCAGGGTGTTCCACCGTGTCAAGAAAAATAAACTTGCCGTTGTCGGTGTGGTTTGATGATGCGATGCATGCAGTGATTTTAATTGGTGATTCAAAATCGAGATCGTGAAATCCTTCGCCAATATGTTTGACAGGCCAATCGTTAAAGCATACCCGAACCTCATCAAATTGCCCTTCGATACTTTTAAGCATTCGTTTAAGGCTTTCCTTTCTTGGCGGGTAGGTAGCTATGTTTGCGGTTACTTTCATTAGAAACAATATTTTTTAAAGAACGTGTAAGGTACAATCTTCATTTTAGCCATGATCCAGATCAACGGTCGGTAGCGTTTGAAGTTGTATGTCTTGAAATCTTTATGCGTGCGCTTTTCGTTGGTGATTAAACTGAAATCAATATCCTTAAACTTTGCCAGATCAACCACTCCCTTATGATTGAAAATGGTTCGAGCCTCTTCCTTTGAAATCATTCCAGATCTGACCTGAGCCGAAAGGTAAACGATGCGTTTGTCAATCTTGAATTTGTTTGGCAGCAAATAAGCGCCGACAAACTCAGTATAAATATTCTCAGCGTGCTTGCCTCCGTATGGTCGCCAGTCGCAGTACGAAATCATTTCGGCTTCCAATAGGCTGCGATCAGTCATGTAGTGAAACGGCCTGATATTCTTGATTCCTTTGAGTGAGTAAATGATTTGATCCTTAAAAGTAAATAGCGGGTAATTGGTTAATTCTTTGCGGGTGTACCAACGATAAACAGAACGAATGTATTCAGCATCCATGTACGTCCAGCCTTTCGGCGTTGATCCTTCTTCACGGAAATCATGTCCGTTCAAAATATATTTGATACCGTACTTATCAGCCGTTTGATACATCAACTTAGTCATCGCAATGTCATTCGGGATATCAGCGTCAGGAACGCCAGCACAAAGAAAGGCATCGTTCAAAGTATCGTATTCGTCCTTGTTGACTGTGTACGTAATTGAATCCACGCCAAGGCGCTGAATCAAATTGCTCATGTTCTTTTTTGCAATCTCTGAGTTCCAATGATTATCAAAGTGGATAACAAGCGGTTTAAGGTTCCACCATTTAACAGCGGCATAAAGCATTGCACTTGAGTCCTTGCCGCCTGAGATACCGATAATACAATTGTACTTGCCCTTCTGTTTGCGAACCTTTACAAGTTGCTTTTCAAAGTCAATCGGGTTGGATTGCTTTTCCAGAGTGTCGTGAATATCACAGTACTCACATTGAGTTTCTCCGATCTTTGCTATGTCTGAGGTAAACAGACAGCGAGGGCATTCCTCTAAGGCTCCTTTTTCCATTGGTAAATTTTATAAAGTGCGTCATTTCCGCTTTCCATTTGCAAACCTACAAATTCAAATCCAAACGATTTATAATCATGTCCGTAATAGAACTGACCCTTAATGTCCGTCGTCTCACAAATAATAATTGAATGGTTGGCTATGCGCTTAAATTCTTGCACAATATCGGAAATATCTTCGATGTGGCAAAGCACTGAGGTTGTTACGATAATATCAAACTGAGTGATCCGGCATAGGTGGTACTCATCGCCCAGTATCAACATATCAATTTGATTCTTTGCCTTTGCGTGAATGATATTCAAGAAACTCATATCAATTCCGCAAGCCGTTAAGCCCTTGATTGAATCGCGCAAGTACTTCAGATTCTTGCCAACACCACAACCAAAATCTAAGACTGACCTCGGACTGTTTGATATTACAAAATCGTTCATCATTTCATCAAGCGGTGCTATCTCATCGTTTGCTTGGTAGTTATGGTAAAAACTTTTCGGGTGCATTGTTGTTTTATTTAATTGGGGTGGAAATCGAGGTACATCATTTGGATGCTCTAAACCATAGCTTCGTTTCATTTAAAAAATTATTTTATGTTCAGGAAATTCTTTATCAAGCCAATCCGTTTCGAGTCTCTTTGAGAATGCTGGTACTTTGTTGAGCCAATGATCTTCAAACTTATGAAGATTATCCCAACGATTTGTGGATATGCTTAGTGATTTGATATGATCGCCAGTGATCAGTTTCATCTTGCCGCCGTTGTCTCTGACTTTTAAATACATTTGCCAGTCAAGGGAATGATTGGCGCCTTCATAAAATGGCTTCCAGTCGAATGAGTCCATAATCTTTGCCGACACTATGCGCCCGATTCCAATTGGTTCGTATTGACGCTCACCTTTACCATAACCAGACCACCAGCAAGAACGCAATGATGTGCCAATGTCAAGCATGTAAAAGTCAGGCTTACCAATCATATCGTACTCGCCCAAATAAGGAAGCGACTCATCAAGCCAATTGTCACTGAGCCAGTCAGAAGATCCAACAAACAGCAAAGCGTCAGGCATCAACTCACGGGCGGCAACAAATCCAGCGTTCCACTTCTTACCAAGCGGTTTGTTCTCGTGCATGATGAACATTGCGCCAGCATCTGTGCAAGTGTTACGCTCTTCTTGACTGCCAACGCATACGACGGCTGAAACTTTATTCTTATTCAGTAACCTTTGAATCGTTTGTTTAAGCAAGGGCAAGCGACCATGACACGCAACTACTGCAACTACTTTCATTTACTGATTAATTTTGTGGTTTTTCTGTGTTCCTTGTGCATCACTGACTCATGATCCCCATGAAAAGCAAGCGATATGTCAGGCAGCATCATAGGGCAGCCAAGCGCACGAAGTTTCTGAGTCATTTGATAACCTACGCCACTTGATTTGTCTGGACGGTCGAACCATGCTGAAGTCACTGGTTCAATGTCGAACGCTTGCAAGGTTGTTCTATTGGTCACAAATGCCCCGTCAACGTAATCACATTGTTGCCATACTCGACCAGCCAAGGTAAAATCTTCTTGAATCGGTTTGTATTGCCCCCATCGATAACACTCTCCTGCATTCAGTAGGTTAAGTGCAAAGAGCCTATCAGTCCAGCCTTGCTTCGTGATCTCTTCAATGGCTTTCAAATCAATGTTGCTAACATCGTCAGGCAGAAAGCAAAAGTATTCATGATCAGTACCGAGTGCAATCTGACGAGCGAGTAGCCACTTTTTCCAGAATCCTTGTTTGCCTTCGTGGATGGTGCGGATTATCTCGTCACACTGAAAGCAGTACGGACCTATGTTTCTTGTGGGGCTACCTAACCAATCACTACCGTCATCAATAACTATGATTTGTCTATTTGAAGACGTAAGAACAGTGTACCCATGTTCATCAACTGACTTGTTCATCGCGCTTATCTCGTTAATCAGCGCCTTCAGCATCTGCTCCCGATTGTAGGTGAAGATTACGAACAGCATACTACCACAATTCAAACATCAACCCAACACAATAAATAATCCCGCAGATAATCGCCCCAGCGAAAATTAATACACAGCCGTTTGCGGCTTCTTTGTCGCCGGGCTCTTTTAGATTTTGTTTCATAAAGTATCTGTTTTAATTTGATTTTCTACCCATTGCCAAATTGATTGTCTGTAAGCAGCAGCAGCAGCAGCATCAGCAGCAGCAGCAGCAGCAGCATAAGCAGCAGCAGCAGCATAAGCAGCATAAGCAGCATAAGCATAAGCATCAGCATAAGCAGCAGCAGCATAAGCAGCATAAGCAGCATAAGCATAAGCATCAGCATAAGCAGCAGCAGCA